GGTGGATCCGTCCAAATTAAACTCTAAAGACACGCCCGTTTGGTTGCTGATGAGGACTTGCTTACACGCTTGCGAGCCAAATTGCTGGTAGTTCGCGCCGGTCGAATTCGTCGTAACCGAAATATGCGCGGCGCTCGACATTTGCGGCGTGACGCCGATAAGCCCGCCCAACAGCGTACGGATGCGTTTCGCAATGGCGATCAGCGTGCCATCGCCGGAACTGGACTCCGCGTCGGTCGTCGCGCCCAGATTGGTGTTCGTCGTCGCCTGGTTCGCGGCTGTCGCCACGCCAGAGACGGATACTGCCGCTGTCCCGTTGACGGAAACAACAACTGGATTTGTCGCCGTGCCGCCAGCAACCGGCCCGCCGCTCGCAGGCAAGGCGATGCCGACCATGTTGACAGTCGAAGTGCCGCCGCCGGTATCGTAATCGGCGCTCGCGCCGCCAGATACGATAACCGGCGCGCCAGCCTCGCCGATGACCGTGCCTGCACTGTTCACCAAATTGTGGTGCGGGATGTGCTCGTCGCCGGTCGGGTTGGTCGTGCGGACTGATTTGTCCGCACCCGCTCCGTCTTTGATCGCTAAGGTCGCCATGTGATCCTACCCCTACGCCATCGTGCGCGGCAGTTGGCCGTCGCAGAGATCCATTTCGTTAAAGCTGGCGCTGTCGCCCGTCGTCGTCGTCCCGGTCGCGTAGGCGCGGACCTCGACCGCCGTCGTGTCGCTTGGGATCGGAATCGCAGCGATCACTTGAGACCGCCACGCGCCGCCCTGATCGCCGCTGTTATAGGTGCGATAGGTCCGCGCGCCGCCTAGGCTGGCCGCCGTAACGATCACGTCCACGCGGCCAGAGTTTGGGTCGTTGAGCGTCTCATAGACGCGCGAGTGCAGCGAGGCGAACCCGGCCGCGATCAGCGCCGTCAAAGCGGCCCCCGCGCTGATAGTCTGCGTCACATAACCTGCCACGCCGCCCACGTTGGTGATCTTGAGCGTGTGAGCGCCGCCGAAGGCGCTGTCGATGTTGCCCGTGTCCTTCAGGATTGTCGGCGAACCCACCGCCGTCCAATTGTCCGGAACCGCGCCGCTCCACGTTTGGAAATCGCCGTTGAGAAGGCGATTTGTCGCCGTGACCGACAGGGTGGATGTGACAGCGGCATCAGGCACGACGCTCGCCAATTCCCACTCTTTTTCCCATGCGACTGCGTAGAGGCGCGAGCCCTGCTTGTTCGGGTGCAGGTTGTCGGTCATCAGCGCGGGCGAGAGATTGGCTGACTCGAACTCCTTTCGAACGTCGATGATCCGGGTCGATCCGCGCTGCGTCGCGATGTTTCGCAGCGCCGTGTAGATCGGGTTCATGTTGTCGTCGTCGCGGTTCGGCGGCTGATAAAACACGACGTGCCGGGCATTGGGCCACGTCAACCGAACCTGCTCCATTGGCCCCATAAACTCGCCGCGAATTTCGCAGTCGAAGCGGCTCGGCGTGGAAATGTTTTTGCCGTGGTTCCAGAGGACAAGCGTGCAGCCAGGCAATCCCGTGACGACGTTCGCATACCTGTCCGCCATCATGCGCTGAGGCATCGAGAGCGACTTCGCCGAATTGTGAATGCGGATTGTGCGGCCTGAGGTCCCGGTCGCAAGCGTGCGCGCCGTATTCCACGCATTCGCGTCGGCGTCGAAGGTGCGATAGGTGAAGGTGTGCAGCGGATAGCGGCGCTGAATGGCCTGCGCGATCCTGAAGCCGCCCTCATCGTTGCCGTCCATAAGGCTGTCGGAGATGATCAGAATATCAACGTCTGCCGCCATCGCCTCAATCTGTTGACGCGCATAAGACAGCGCGCCGACGCTCAGGCCATGCGCCTTGCAGCGCTTTCGGAAATAGGCGACCGCTTTAAGCCATTCGTCAGGCGTGACGGACCGCTCGACGGCCAGCGCCATGTAAAGATCGCCGTTGAAGCTGGTCGTCGTGTTCGTGCTTTTCGTGCGACCAAGGAACGTCCCAGCGGTTGCGTTGGTCGCATGTGTCGGCGCCGCCGTGCCCGCGCTCAGCTCGTCATCGATACTGCCGAAGATCGTGTCGCCGTCATAATTCGCGCCGAGAACCGCAAACTCCCCCGGCGTGTTGACAGCAAGAGTGCGGCCCGGAAATGCGACCACGTCGGCCACAGCTGCAGACCCTGTGTAGACGCGCGCGCTGACGTTGGCTTGCCCGGCGATCTCCGAACCGACGTTTGTCCCGGAGCGATTGCTCAAGATCGGCAACACTGACGAAACCTGATTGACGCGGACGGCGACCAAATAGAAGAACTGGTCCGATTGACCGCCCGCCGCGTTCGCGAGCCATTTGTTGTTGCCGGACACTTGCGCAAAATCGAGGCAGTAAAGCCCTTGGGCGTCGCGCTTCAGCAAAGGCGCGTTCGCGTCAGTCGATTGCGTGAAATGCCGCGCGTTTGGCCCAATGTCGGTTACGCCTTTGACCACACCGCCGACTGTCGCCAGCGTGGATCGGGACGTGTTCGAAAACGCTGTCTTTCCGTCCGTCACATCAATGAAGAACCCGGCCGTGCCGGTAAACAGCGGCAAAGGGTTTCCGGTGATGTCTTGGGTCGCGGCGACAACGATGTCGCGCGCCGCCTCTGCGGCCAATTCTGCCGCTTCGGCGTTTGTTTCGGCCGTCTCGGCCCGCGCTGCCGCCGCTTCGGCTTGCGCGATCTGCGCCGACAGTTCTGGGGAAAAATTGTCGGTGATCCGATAGTTTGAACCGTCGAAACTGACGAGGACAATCTGGCTTGCGACCAGCGCTCCGCCGTCAAGATTCGCGCCGCTGGATGACAGCAATCCCTTCGCCGTTTCGCCGTTGATCGCCAGCGTCACCGATGACGTATTGGCGACAGTGATGTTGAGAAGGATCAACGCCGCATGGGCGTCATTGGGAATTGGAAGGGACGACGTCGCGACGATAGCGTTCGCTGTTCCGGCGCCAGCATTGGTGGCTCTGATGTATTGAAACCCTGGAACAGCCGACGACACTTTTGCCCATGACCCCGTGCCGGTGCCGCCGACCTTGCGATAAAGCCCGTCATTGGCTGGCGTCGCGTTCTCGATGACGATCGCCGACGTGTTGGCCACTGGCGTCAAATCCGCGTCGAGCGCAGCCTTGCTGTCGTAGAGTTTCCCGCCGTTCGAGACCGCATCGATCAGCGATTTGTGATAGACCAGCAGCTCGCGCATCTCCGATTTCAGAGGCTGATGCACGCCGCTCGACGGCACGCCATCGGTCGCGTAATCGCGCAGAACGACATTGGGGTCGGTCGCTGTCATGGGTTCTCAATCCTAGAGAATGGGCAGGTATTGCGAATTGTCGGCGTCGGAGAAGTCGAGCGCGGGATCGCCGCCAGTGCCGGGCAGCCCGACATTGATCCCGGTCAGCGTGTTTGAGAGCGGCAGGATCACGCCGCCTTTGACGAAGCGTGCGCGGACGCTATAGACGCCCGCCGCCAGCGGCCCGGTCGCGACGGACCATGTGCCAGCGGCCACCGTCACTTGCGTCCAGCCTGCCGCGCCGTTGCGCTTGTATTCGGGCCGGAAGGTCAGCGCGCCGTCCGACGGCGTGGCGCAGGAAATCGTCATTTGCGGCTGCAGCACGCCGCCGCCAATGTCGACGGTGCCGACGGTGGCCGCGAGGCTGGCTGGCGTTTCGCTGCCAGAGTCGCCCGCCTCGTCCGGAATTGGCGGCGCGGTGCCCTCTTCGGTCGCCGCATCCCAATCGTCCAGATCGTCCGGCACGGAGCGGAGCGACAGCGTACACGTCATCGTGCCGGTATCGATCGATGCGCCGACGTTCTCGTAAATGCCGACCAGGTTCTCGGACGGAATGTCGAGCTCGACATAACGCTCGCCGAAGGCCTGAAGCCCCATGATCGTCGTCGTCAGCGTGACGATCTGGCGCGGATTGGCGCGCAGCGCCGCACGCTTCATCAGTCTGCGGGCCTGGCTGAAGTTCTGAACCATCGCCAGATCGAGGCGCGCATCCTTGGATCCGCGAATGGCGACGTCGGCTGTGTCGATCCAGGGTTCGGCGTCGACACGTTGATAGTCGTGATCCGGCGAGACATAGCTGGCGCGGATCGTGTTTGCCGCGCTCAAAGCGTCCGCGCCGTTCTGGACTTCGTAGCCCGTGACGTCTTGATCGGTCAGCGTGACGGTCGGCGTTCGCAGTTTTCCCGCACGCACGCCGATTTTCCCGTCGGCGCGCAGATAGAGCCAGCCGTCCATGGCTTCGAGAATGCGGCCGACAACGTCTTTTCTGGGCTCGTCGAACGAATAGCCGCCATGCGCCGCCCATCGCGCGACGGTGCCGCCAGCCTTCAGCGCAACCGTCTCGTCGCAGATTGCGGCTTCGTCGCCCCAATCCTCAAGCACGCCGTCGAAATAGCTGGCCGGGATCGCGTGCCCGTCCGCATGCTTCAGATAGTCGAGCAAGATCAGAACTGGGTTCGCCGCATATTCCCAGGTCGACGACGTCGCAATGCGGTGCGATCCGCTGCCAGTCGGAACCGTGCTGTCGAGGCGCGGGTCGTACAGTTTCGCAAAGCGCCCTTCGACAGAGCCCTTGGGCATGCCGCCCGGAAAGACGGTCAAGAACGATTGCGGCGGGACGGAACCCGCCGCCACCAACATGGTCGCGACGCCGCGCAACCGGTGATCGCTTGTCCAAATGTCGCTCAGATCGGTCGTCAGTTTCGACAGCGCGGCTTGCGTCGACTCGCCCAGTTGCGTGAAGACGAAGACAATCGGCGAAAAGGGCGCATCGAGGCCCTGATAGGGATATTCTTGAACGCCGCCAGAGCCATCGACGGTGATGATTTCGTCGTTCAGCCAGAGATTGTCGATTGCCTCGATCGGGCCATCGCACAGCGCATAGAGATTGTATTGAACGCCGTCGCGAACCTCGACCAACATCATCGCGCCGGCGATGCGGTTGACCCCATAGTATCGCCGCCGCGCCGGGATTGCCTGACGGAACGGCGTTTGCGCCGTGCCAGGATCGGCTGGGCTTTGCGACATCGCCGACGCAGAGATCGCCGCAGAACCGGCGGCAAGCGCAACTGACGCCACAGCCGTCGCGACCTGGCTGGCCGTAACCGTGAAACTGCCGATTGAAAGAACCGTTGCCGATCCTTCCACCGCAATTGCTGAGAGGATCAATGACCCGAGCGTCTCAGGCATCGATCCGCCAAGCTCTGACGACGGCGCGGTCGAGCGCCTTCGCGCAAGCCACGCCCTTTGTGCTCAAGACTGCCCAGCCAATGCCCGTCCGGATGCCGCCGACGAACTGGCCATCGACGCGCAAGACCGCAATATCGCCCGCGCGCGCCTCAGAGACCGGCACAGGCGGAGAACCGCAGCGGCGCATCACGCGGCCCATGACGACCGGCAAGCGCTGCGCAGCCCGGCGCCAGGCGTGTGGATCCAGACCGCGCAGATCGGCGGCCACGTCTCGGCCCGTGCGCAGCAGGATCCAGTCGGCTAGCCAGAGGCCGCAATCCCATCGCCCAGGCTCAAAGCGCCGTTCGGCGGCGAACGCGATGAACGCGCTCAATTCACCGGCCACTTGACCACCGTATCGACCAGCCCGGCGACGCGCTCGCAGCCTTTGTCGCCCGCGAAACGCGCCTTCTGGTCGCTGTCCGAATAAGAGCCATATGATGGGCGTGCGCGGTCCTGAAACAGCGTCTCGGCGGTCAGCGTGATCGTGCGCACCGGGCCGTCGTCTCCATTGCTGCGCGCGATCCGCATGTTGTCCATCAGGCCCGTCCAGATCGCGACCGGCGAGCCGATGGCCGCATCCGTCGCGACGTCGAAAAACTGAAGATAAACCGTGATTGGGCGTTGCCGGTATTCCGCGCCGGATTCGGATTGCGCCGAGGCGATCAGCGTGGCCGAGACGCCGGAGACCGTAAACGTCGCCTGCCCTGCCTCGCCCTGCGTCGTTTGTTCAAGCCCGGAAATCGACACCAAATCGCCGACGCCAGACCATGTCTGCGCGCCCGCCACCAAATCGCCGAAGCCCGTGTGCACGCGCATTGTCGCCGACGCGAAGGCCAGCGCGACCAGCACCCGCACGCCCGCTTCGTTCGCCCGGATCGCGGCGGTCAGCTCAGCCGAGAACGCGGCCACTACCAGCGCTCAATAAACTGCAGCGTCGCCGCGCCAAAGCGCGCCAGGTCGAATTCGGCGGCCATCGCGTTGTCCTCGGCCAGCACGCATTGCACGCGCGGATTGTCGAAATCGACCTCTGTGTCCGCGGCCACCGCAGCGCGCAGGGGCGGCGTGATCGTACAGGTGTAGGCGTCGCCGTCTTGCGAAACGGTCTTGATGAGATGCGCCCTCGTCCCGCCAATGCCGAAGACCTGGCCCGGCTCGATGTCCGCGCCCTGGACGAGGTCGATCGTGACCGTCGTCGCACGCAGAGCGGCTGCGCGCATCGTGGCGGTGATGAGGTTCTGAGCCCAGCCGGTGCCGTCGCAAAAAAGCGAGCCATCATCGAACGGGATGATCTCGCGCGGCAATCGGCGGCCAGTGTCGTCGAGCGGCCAGGGCGCCGTCGTCCAGACGCCCAGCGGCACATCGATCGCATTGGCGCGGCCCATCAAAAGGCCTTGAATCGCACGCCAGCATTTCTGCTGCTGGACAGTCGTCAACGGGATATTGCCGAGCGTGATGCGCCAAAAACCGGTATCGGTCGCAAGGACGGCTTCTTGGCCCGTCATGGTGCGGCCACCGCTCAATGTCTGCGGATCGCAAGCGGCGACGATCGACCGGGGTGTAAGAACTTTCTCAGGCCACAGCATTGCTATTTCCGCGCCTTCAATTGGGCGATCTCGCCAGCCAGCGCGCCTTTGCGGCGTTGATCGGAAATGGCGACGGCGGCCAGCGCGCCCGCGCGCACGCGGCGGTCAAGCTCTTTGTCGCCTGTGGTCCCGCGCAGATCGACCGTGATGCTGACCGGCCCGCCACCGCTGCCGCTGTTGGCTTTGGAAATCCGTCCGGGCGATCGAGGAATAAACAATTCAGGTCCGGTTTCGCCAACGCGATAGGGCTGGCCAGCATTGACCGGCCCGCCACCAGCGCGTCCGAAAATGTCGGTGAAGATCGTGTCGAGGCTGCCGGACAATCCGCCAGAGCCAGAGAACAGGCCGCGCAGGCCCGACATGGCCAATTGCTGCAAGATGCCTTTCAGAACGTCTTGAACCTTTTCGCCGCGGAACACGACGTCGCCAAAGGCGTCGGCCACCGTGTCGCCCAGATCGGAATAGGCGTCGGAGACTTTCCGCAAGCCTGCCGTCTGTTCGTCCGACCAGATGCGCCCGCGCTCGATCGCCAGATCCAGACCGTTGTCGGTCATTTCGCGCAGGTCTGCCGTGACGGACTCGCGCGTTTGCGCCATGGCTTTGTTGATGCGATCCGTGACGGACACAAATTCCTCGGCAGGACCGCGCGTCGAAACGCCCCTGCCACCACCGCCGCCGACGCGACGGCGTCCGCCGCCACCACCGCCACCAGCTCTGCGTGGGATCGACACGCCTGCGGGACCGGCTGGCGCCGATTTTGGAGCGCGCGCGGCCAGGAAACCAAGCGCAGCGTCCCGGCCACCGGTCAACGCAGATCGCATCCTGTCGGTATTGAAGCCATCCTCCAGCGTGCCGACTGTGCGCGGCCCTGTGCGGCCAGCATCGCGCCAGCTCGCCAGTTGAAGGGCGGATTGAATGTCGTTGCCCTGCCGCTGTAGCTCGCGGCGCCGTGCCGCGATCATGTCCAGCGAGAAACTGACGTCCCGCGCGGCGGCGCTCAGGCCCTGCAGAACGGACGTTAGAGCGCTAACGACGCCAGTATCGGCGATTGCTATTTTTGCCTCGGTCCAGGCGTTGTTCAACCGGTTCAACTCGGCGGCCAGGCCTTGCGCGCCAGCGGCGTTGCCGGTTTTCATGAGCTCGGCCGCCAGTTTTGGCAGCAGCTCGTCAGCCGTGATATTGCCGAGTTCGAGCTGCTTTCCCAATTCCTGGGTCGTCATGTTCATCGCGCGCGCTGCAGCCGCAAATGCTCCGGGCAGCCGCTCGCCCATTTGGCCGCGCAATTCTTCGGCGCTGACGACCCCCTTGGAAATCATTTGCTGGACGGCGTTGAGGACGCCAGCGGTGTCGGCTGCTGTCAGGCCCAATGTTGAAGCGGCAGTCGCGACGCCTTTGAAGATATCGCGCGTCTTTTGTCCTTCGAGCGCGGTGCCACGCGCGGCAGCTGCCAAAAATGCATATTGCTGTGCGGTCGATGCCAGTTCGAGACCAAGAAACTCTGATGTCTGCCGGACGAAGTCCATTTCTGCCCTGGCAGCGGCGCTTGAACCCGTCGCGGCAACCATCGCCTTGTTGATCCGGTCGAAGCTCAGTGCGGTGTCCAGAATTCCGCCGGCCAATTGACCCGCGCCGAACGCGACGCCCAAAGACGCACCAATCTCCAACGCGCCACGGCCGACGCCGGCAAGCGTCGATTCCATGCGCTTCGCCGCAGCCTCGATGCCGCCGAACGCCTTGTTGGATTGTCCCTGTGCCCTGGCCAGCGCCGCCTCATAGCGCTTCATGTTCGCTTCGAGGCGCAGCATCAGGACTTCGGTCTCAGTCGCCATTCTGGTTCCGGTATTCTTCCAAGAATTCGATCATGTCGTCACGGTCGGCGTCGCTAGGGCCGCGCTGCGCCTCAGGCACGTGAGCGTCGGCCCAGCCGTCAATCGCGGCGGACAACTCCCACAGGCTCATGTCTCTGACGTGGATTGGGCTGATGCCAATCGCGGCCGCAGCCCCATAGAGTTTGGCGAAGTCGATCCGCCCGTCGGCGTCTAGGCGGTCGCCTCGCCTGCGCCGTTTCCCGATTGGCGGTTTTCTGGCTCAAGCATTAATTGCTCAAGGATATCGACCGCGATCCTGACGCTGCGCAACAGGGGATGGCCGACGACATAGCGCTCGACCAGGACAGCCGCGTCGGCAGGCTTTGTGCCGCCGCCGATCAGGCCCAGGCGAATGACCTCGGTCAGATCCTCGATCTCCCATTGCCCGCTCGCCAGTCGCTGAAACAGCGCCATCGGCCCGCGCCCGGTTTTCTGCTGCAATTCTTTGAGAAGACCGATCTTGTTGATGTCGAACGCATACCTTCCGTCCGCGAAATCGCGCGTGATCGGCGTCATTAGGCGGCATCCGTCCAAACGATGGCGCCGTCGGACTGCAGCGTCATGTTGAACATCAGGTGATTCTTGCGTTCGCCGCTCGTCTCAAACGAAGTCAGAAGGAACTTGCCCTCCCAAACGCCGCCGCCTTGCGCGCCCGGAATGTCGATTTTGACCTGGCAATTCCAGGACTCATCGGCCAGAGCGAAAGAGCGCCAGCGCGCGATATCTTCCGCCGCAAACGTGCCTTCGCCGCTAATCTCAATCGAGCGCGTTTGCGGTGCGCGTTCGGTCCAAACGACCGCATCCTCGTCGTCGCAATCCGGCGTCGTGGTCTCAACCACGTCGGTGTCGATTTTGAGGCTACGGGACATGAACCCGCACGGCGCGCGAAACACGCCCAGATTGGCTTGATCCTCGATCAGGACGACGAACTTGGAAAACGGAACTTTAGTCGTGGTCATTGGAACCGCCTCCTAGCGGGGTTGAATGAGGGCGCGGACGGACAGGATCGCTTGCGTCGTTTTGCCGTCGGTTTCGGTTTGCGTCGCGACGCTTTCGACATGCAGCGCCGAGCAGGCAAATTCTGGAATGTCAAACAGGTCATCTTCGCGTGTGTGCAGCGCGGCCTTGACGGCGGATGCGATCTCCATCGCGCGTGTCTTGCCGACCGGCAGGCCATCGCGCACGGGCCGCGACCAGCAGCGCAGCGTCAGGATCGCTTCGACGTCGCCTTCGCCGCAGGCCGACCCATCGTCAATGCACTGGATCTCGCCAAGCTCGATGTAGGGGAACGCCTCTTTGCGCTCGTCTGGCGTGAAATCGCTTGGGTGCCGGTCGTGGATCTTCGCGCCGACCAGCGCCACGACTCCGGCGTCTGCCCGCAACAGGCGGCGCACGGCGGCGATGAAGGCGGCCGACGGATCGTTCAGCGCGCCCATGCTTTTCGCGCCGCGTCGCGCATGGCCTTGGCCACGCCGCGCTTAACCTTGTTTTTGTTGAGCCGGACGGACGGGAAGAAATACGGCCTCGGCTTTTTGGACGAGGTGCCAAATTCGACGAAGCGCGCATAATACTCTTTGGAATTACCCGCGACGACGTCGACCGTCAGATCGGGATCGGTAATCGCCGCGCCGGACTCGAGGCGCGAGGCCGATCGGCTTGCGGCGGCAGACCTGCCGCTCTTCTTGCGCGGCTTCTTCGAAGCGATCTGAATCACGCCAGACGTTCCGAAATCGGGGGCACCGCCAGGATACGCCTGAATGCTCGCGCGCAGGGCACCGGTATCGACCGGAACGAAGGCCCGCGCCGTATCGACGACCTTGCCAGCGCCCTTCTTGAGGGCGTCGGACAGAGCCAAGCGCGTTTCGGGTGCGAGCGCGCGCATTTTGCGAATGACGCGCTCGCGGCCCTCGATTTTGGCCATGCTGGCCGTTAGGTGCCGACGGCGACGATGTCGAAGTTGACAGCCGAACCAGACCCGGAATTGGCGATCCGCAGCAAATCGCCGGTTGCAGCCGTGATCGGTCGGCCAGCATCGCCTTGGTCCCAGAACAATACACCGCCAGGGGGAACTGGCGCGACGTCGGACGGATCGGCCAGCAAGCCCATTTGATTGGTGACCGTGCCGCCGACGTTCACGTTGTTCGTGTTGGTGTCGAGCGCAATAATCATGAGAAGCTTGATACGGGCAAAGGTCTGGGCGACGCCGAACGGGTCGTTCATGCCAGCGGCGAAGTCGAGGTCCAAGGTCCCGGATGCGCCGATCGTGTGCCTGGCGGTGTAAACCTTCTGGGCCTCATTCACGTCGCTACCGGGCTTCAGATAGCGCTCGAACTTTTTGTTGATCACGGTTTCAACCGTCGTGCCATCAGGGGCGGCTTTTGTAAATTTGCCCTCAACTTTTGCGACCAGCGAGCCGCTAAACCCATACGTAATCGTCATCTTTCAACTCCTGAGGTTAGGGCGTGCCGCCCGCTTCGACGGTGAACTCAATTTCGCGATTGCCCGGCATCGGCGTCGCGCCGCGCACGGTCCATTCAACGTTGACGTATGGGCTGCGCAGCGTGACTAACACCTGGCCAGGCTGGATCTGCGCCGTGACCGGCGTTCGGCGCGTGGTGATGACGGCGCGCGTCGTGCTTTCGAGCCGTCCAGCAGCCAATTGCTGGCGGCCAAACTCGGGCCGCAACGTGGCCCACAATTCCGCCACCGTCTGCCGGGTCGCCGATTCCGGGTTGCCGGTTTCGTCGTCCGCAATCAGAACCCGGCGCAGCACGCCGACGCGCTGCGTGAATTGGCCAGCCGACAGCGTCAAAGCTGACGCACCCTGAAGGGCGCAACGTAATTTAGGAACCCTTCCGGCATGGCCGCCGATTCCGGCATGCGATAGCGCTGAGCGGCCAGCATTTTGACCGCAGACTTGACGGTTTCTGGCACGGCAGATGCCGCGCCATACCCGGCCACGAAAGTGATCGTGAAAGCATCCTCGCGGACGTCATAGGCGGGCCATGACGCCGAGTCTTGCGGCTCCACATAGTGGCCGATCGCATCGGATTGCAGTCGGTATCCGGCCCAGGCCGTGGACGATCCGTTGACGATTGTCGATATCGACGTGATTGAGGCAACGCCGCCAAGCCTGAGCCGAATTTTGTTCTGAACCGGCCCCCAGCATTTTAACTGCCAGGTCTGGGTGACGAGCGCGCGGCCCAAAAGACCTTCGCGCCCGTCCAGAATTTTTACGGCGCCGTCGATCAGCGCCGTCAAATAGGTGTCTTCTGCCCGGTCGTCCTCATCGATCCGCAGCCACGCCTTGAACTCGGTCAACGTGACCGGCGCTTCTGCGGGCTCGACGGTGCGGGCGTAGATCACTTAACCGGCTCCGGTTAGACCGGCGGGTTCGGCGTCGGCGCGACGGACGGATTGCCCAGGATCGCAAGCGCGGCAATAAAGATGTTGCCGGAGTCGTTGCCCGATGGGGTGATCGTCAGGCGCACATAGCGCTTGTTGCCACGATAGCCGATTTTGCGGCTTTCGGCGTCGTCGGCGAAGTTGTAACCGGCAAGCGCATAGGTGCCGACCAGATCGGCCGCAGCGACTGCAGCAGCGTCTGACAGGTTGGCCGCGTCGCCGTCGTCCATCGTCACGGCAAAGGTCGCATCGGCGTCGGTGTTCGTGCCCACCGCAATGCCGAACGTCAGGCTGTCATAGCCGCGACGGTCGATGATGGAAGACACGATGGCGGTATTGTTGGTCCGCGCGGCCACAGGCTCAATCGCGGACAGAATGTGAAGGTCGTTAGCTTGATCGCGCATGGCGCGGTGTCCTTTCAAAAGCGGATGTCAGTTCAGGCAAGCTCAGGCGGCGCAGGTTAGTGCGCCGCTTGTTTCTGCGATGGATTAGGAGGTCGCGAAGCGCAGCAGCTTGATGGCTTCGAAGTTCTGCACGCCGCCGCCAACGCGCTTCGTGACGTAGAACATCACGAAGGGCTTGTTGGTGTAGGGGTCGCGCAGGATCGAGATGCCGGTGCGGTCGACGATCAGATAGCCGCGGCGGAAGTCGCCGAAGGCGATCGAGAACGAGTTTGCCGCGATGTCCGGCATGTTGTCGTCGTCGACAACCGGATAGCCGAACAGCGTGGCGGGCTGACCAAGCTGGCCGGAGGGCTGCCACAACAAGGCGTTGTCGGCCATCTTCAACTTGCGAACCGCGCCGGCGACCGAACGGTTCATCAACCAAGTCGCATTTGCCCGGTAGCCTTGTTTCAGGGAGTAGACCAAGTCGAGCAGGTCATTCGGCTGATCGGACGAGTCGAACGCGCCGGAGTTTCCGGTCGCGATGTAGCCCATTGATCCCCAGGCATAGCTGGCATTCGCAACGTTGGTATAGCCGAGAATGCCGCGCGGACGGTTCACGCCGCTGCCGGAAATGAAGGCGGCGCCTTCCTCTTCGGCAAACTCAACGGCGATTTCGTCGGCCAGCCACTGCTCAAGATTGACAAAGCTGTCGTCGAGCAGGTTCTGCGTTGCGGCGGCGTTCGCGTAGATCTCCATCACAGGAAAATCCAATTGCGAGAGCGTGGCGGTGTTGGTTTCTGGCCGCGATTGACGTTCTCCGACCCAACCGGACGACGTTCCGCCGAGGTTCGCCAGCTTCTTATAGGATTGGCTGGAAACCGTGCGAACCGTCGCGAGGCCGCGCATCGAAGACACGTTCGGCAGAACGCGGTCGATCGTCTGCTCCATCTCGACCGGCGCGGTATAGCCGCCGTCGGGGTTGATGTTGGTTTGCAGGGCGGCTTTGACGGCGAGATCGTTCAGGGATTCTTCGTCCCGGCCGCGACGGAAGAAGCTCATGAACTTGGTCCGGTGCGCAGCGCGCGCCATGCGTTGTTCCGGCGTCAGGTCGCGTTCGGCTTCGCTGGTTTTCTGGCCAGCCGCATGCAGCGCCATTGCACGATTGATGTCGTCGATCGCGGCTTGCAGCTTGTCGACGTCCGCGTTGATGCGGTCGACTTTCTCAGTCACCACAACGTCGGCCTTGCCTTTCTTGATGTCGTCCAGGCGCGCATCGTTCGCGGCCTTAAACTCAACAAAGGTTTTTTGCAGTTCGGCCAAAACGCGGGTCGCATCGCTCGCGTCCGCGCGCACTTTCGCAATGCCGCGCAATGGCGGCTTGAACATAACGGTCATTGTGAGCCTCCTTAGCTCGATTTGATGGTTTGGATGAGAGCGGCAATGCCGCTCAGGTCGACGCCAGCGCCAGGCTTGGCGGGTTCGGCAGCGCTCGGCATGCCGGAGAGTTCTTTCAACGTCGCACGGCGCTCGCTGCGCGACATTCCTGCGTTTGCCAGGATCGCTTCGACCCTGCGGCGGGCGCTTGCGTGCGCTGCTGCGGGTCCATCTGCGGTCTTGGTCGGAACATTGACCACGCGATCGGCGAAACCTTTTGCCACCGCGTCGTCGGCGTTGATCCAGGACTCCGCGTCCATCAACTTGCCAATGTCTTTGGTCGACATGCCGGTTTTGGCGGCGTAGATCGACTGCATTGCCTCGTCGAACGGCTCTAGAACGTCAGCGGCGGCGCGCATGTCGTACCGGTTGCCGATCGCCATGGCCCACGAATTGTGGATCATCAGAAACCCGCCCGCGCCGATCTCAATTTCGTCGCCAGCCATCGCGATGACCGATGCTGCTGAGGCTGCCAGCGCCACGATCTTGACCGTGACAGGCTGGGGATGCTCGCAAAGCAGATTGTACATCGCGACGCCTTCAAAAAAGTCGCCGCCTGGCGAGTTGATTGAGACCGTCACGGGATTGTTGCCGATCGCCCGCAGAGCGCCGGCCAGCCTCTTGGCGCCGTAACCGGAACCGTCCCAAGGATCGACGCCGATTGGCTCATAGATTGAGATTGCGTTCTTGTCCGTCGCCTCCGCTGCCTGAGGCATTTCCGCCCAACGCGACAAAACAGACGACGGAACGTCGCACTCGACGCAATCAGGGCGTTCGAACGCCTTAATTGCCGGAAGGTTGCGTCGCTTCATTGCCTTGCCTCACATCGATCGCTGGGTTGTCGTAATCGTCGCCGCCTGGATAGGGTGGCATGTCTTCGAGCGCCCGAACCTCGTTTGCCGACATTGCACGGTTGGCGCGCATGGTCGTGTAATAGGCAGAACGCGCTTGGGCGTCGCCGCGCAGCAGACCGCGCAAATCGTGGCGAGCGTAGATCGTCACCCGATTGTTGGGCTCGATCAGGTCGCGGGCGATCGAGCCATCCCAAGCGTGAATGTATTCCATCAACGTGGCGTTCACGAAGTGGCGCATCTGCGATTCAATGCCGGTTCCGAACGACGTCGACTTTTCGGTGTCGCCGTACATATGCGGAGGGACGCCAAAGAATGCCGCCACCTCGTCGCGCGTGAACTTGCGCGATTCCAGAAACTGCAGATCGTCCGCTGAGAATGTGCCTTTCGACAGATCCAGGCCGTCTTCCAGCAACATGATGCGGTGTGCGTTCTCAGAACCGGCATAAACGTCGTCTATGCTGGAACGCAGGCGGTCGTAAGCCTCCTGGCTCAATGTCCGGCCCGCCGGCATGGTCAACGCCGCGCCGCCGATCCGGCCGCGCTTAAACAATCCGGCGTTTGCCTCCTCGCCGCGCAGCGCCATCGCCAAGGATTCGCGCGCCGCAGCCAAAACGCCCAGGCCGTTCAAACCGTCGGCGGTAAAGGCACAAACAAAGAATACGTCGCCAAGCTCTAGGCGCTTTTTCTCGCCGTTTTTCGCCGAAAAATCGTAGTAAACCTGGCCATCATCGCCCATCACCGCGCGAATTCGTGGCGCGCTGACCGGGATCAATTCGAGCCCATAGCGCATCGACTTGACCTTCAGCGCCGCCGCATGGCCGTGCATGACCATTTGAGCGGTCATGTGCTGCCGGAATTGATAGGGCGTTTGCCACACATTTGGGCGAACGGTCAGAACATCGCGCAATTTCAGGTCGACAGCAGGCGCGCGTTCGGTTTCCGACAGGCGCCGGTAAACGTCGAGCGGCAGCCCGGCGACCATCGACGCAAGGATCCGCGTGCATCGATAAGCGACGCCGACGCGCAAGGCTGTCTGTTCCGTCACATTCGCGCCGGCATGCGAGCCTTGGCCGTTGCCGCGCAGATACTCTTCGAGTTGCTGCGGGTTCGTGATGATGGCGCCGCCGCCCAATGGCTGCGTCGCTGCCCGCGGCTGCTCTGTGGTTTTGGCCGAGCCAAAGCCCAGCCAAGACAACAAACTCACAGCAGCCGGATTCCGCGCATTTCATACGGCGAACGCATGGCAGGTTGCGGATTGCGGTCCATCAGCCATTCGGCGTTGAACATCGCAATCACGGGATCGATTTTTGCCTCGCCTGCAGCCTGCTTTTCGATCACGCGATTATTCCCCTTTAACTCCACTTTTGCGTTGGATACGCACCAAGCCATCAGCGGCTGGCCCGCATGCACCGTGTCGCGCGCAGCTAAGCGTCGCTCGACCGAATTGATTGTTCCAGCCAGTTTCCAGCCTTGGGCCACCGCGACAAACATCTCGTCAGGCAATGCCAGGCCCGCCGGATCGCGAAGCGCCTCGACGAGCTGAGAAATCCCCGCCACGTCGACGCCGACGCCGTGTTTGTCCGGCAGCTTTCCCGCCTCCGCCACCGCCTCAACAACGGCGCAGACGCTTTTGATGTCGTCGCCGATCGTGCTGTAGATCATCAAATCGCCATCGCGCTCGAAATCGCGCAGCCGCGCGGCGATCCCTTGCCTAAGGCTTAAAACCTTTTCGTGAACCCACGCCCGAAACCACAGCAACCGTCGGCGCGTTCCGGTCTCGCGCCCGCAGACGCATAGGCCCAAAAGGTCGTCGAGCCCGCCGCCGTCGATTCCGACCGTGGCCACGTCGCAGCGCGCCAGCAATTCGTCCAGCGTCAGGTCCGGTTCGGCTGCAGCTTCCCAATAGTCGGCCCCGCCCCAGCGATCGGCGCGAAGCCGCATGCCGATTTCAACGTTGAAGTGTTGCGACGCGAACAGAGCCAACTGTTCCGGCCCGGTCTGCTGCGCCTTTGTAAGCTCCTCGCGAAGAAACAGCGGGTTGACGCTGCGTCCGAGGTTTGGGTTGACTAGCGGCCAGTTTCTTTCGTCCAAATAGGCGTTTGGCCCTAGTTCATCCGGGAATTCGTACAGGACCGGCAGAAGACGGCGCTTAAGCTTGCCGTCGCGCACTGCGCGCGCCGTTTCAAGTTCGGCTTTGAAAACGCCAGACGGCGGATCCTTTGACTGCGTTGTGATCTGGATCAAAAACCCGTCTGGCCGTGCCGCCAGAGCGCCGCGAATTTCCACAAAGATATCGGCGGCCTTTGGCTTTTTGGCGAAGACGTGCGTTTCGTCGATGAGGATAAACGCCTGCTTGCCGCCTGTGATCACGTCTGTGTCGGCGGCTTTAATCGAGAGCAGCGCGCCTTTTGGAATGTATGTGATCTGCCGCAGATGGTCCTGGATGTGAAACTTCACTTCCAGTTTAGGATCGGCCTTGATGATTCCGCGTGCCTGCTTAAAGGCGATTTTTGCAACCTCGATCGTC